GTCTTTATTTAGGTCCCTTTTATAGAAAAGAAGGGTTTAAATCGGATTACTTTGCCAGTCTAAGACGAACCGAAGGCATTTATCCTATCTCTGTAAACGAGGCCATTTTGGACGATTATCCTAAAATTGGTAAAAATGAAGTGTCGGATGATTCTGCTACTGAAATATGGTGGCATTACCCAATATTCACTTTACCATCTTTTAAACAACAAACTAACAATTTACGATACCGATATAATCCGGATGAAGGTACATGTACGCGCTCCGAATTTTGCGGTGCTTTATATCACGATATTAAAAATAAATCCAATGAAGTATATCCTTTACCTCCGGCTCAAGAGGGTTCGGGAGCGCGCGTTGGCTATTTTAGAACCGAACCCAATTATTTGTATTACTCCATTCCTACAAATGAAAATATATTGTATTAGGACTCCAAAAACTGATTGTTGTCTATATCCTTTTTTATAATTGTTATTTTACCGGTTAGCTTATCTAACTGTAATAGACAATGATTGTTTGCTGACTTAGTCATAATTTCAAACGCATTTTCCTTTTTTATTCTGCGATTGGGTGCTCTATGTTCATATCCATCCTTTCGCTCTTTTTTTATGGTTGCCCATATATCCTCTATTTCCCAAACGTTATTTTTAAACCATTCTTTATTTCTCGGAACTAATACACAGCTCATTTGGTCTAGTTTCCAATAAATAAATTTCATATATATGTATCCATATTCTGCCGATTGATATAAATTCAACGTTTTCTCCTCCCATGCCAAAATATCTTGCGGATGTATATACTCCAATGGTTTGTAAACATAAAATGGTTTACCCTCTTTAGTATGAAAGTAAATCATTATCCCCTTCATTTTATCCTCTTTTGACAAACAAACATTTGTGAAATCATTTCCATCTTCGTCTTCGAATTCCATTTCATTCGCGTCACTTATAAATGATTGATGATCTGAATATTCAGTAAAACGTGTTTCCAAAAAGTCACATTCGTCTAATCCGCAAACCTCCATTTGTATTTGCATTTGTATCCAATATTCCTTTTTGGGTATACCATCAATTTCTCGATTCACAATGTTTTTGATTTCCAACATGCGACCGTAACGTTTGGATTTTACATCCACATTGATGCCATCCGGCGAAGCACCCAGAAATTTATAAACATCGTGTTGGATACAACCAAAATCATCGACCTTTGTCTCATAGATATGCTCATATATTTTTACGGATAGTGGCTCATATTTTTGCCCCCAGTGTAGTGTCGTATTCGTATTTACTAACACGATCTCTTTTGAACAATCATTATCATTATTAATCGGCTGACATTTTTCATAGATTAGCTGATTTTTCGTCGGTTGATTTTCGAATGCTTTATATGCGTTTGACGCGGTAATTAAATTATGACGGAATTCATACCATTCTTTTGTTCTTTGGTCGGGCTGCGGTTTTGCTTTTAAAATACGTAATGTTTGTTTTATTTCTTTATAGTTCGGTTCTTTTAAAATACAAGTATCTGGATAAGAACGCGGTTGAAAATGATGTGTAAAAAAGTCCGTTTTTGCGTGCTCTATCACTTCCTCCAATTCGTCTTCGGCTTCTTCATTATAAAATATGTTGGATTCGAAGTGTGCGTATAATAGTTCTTGTATATTTTCATCGAAAATATCATCAAATTCGGGTTCCGAAATGATTTTCGGATTATTGTTCATAAATTCTGCCATTAATTGCAAGCACGTTTCATATAGTTCTAGCCATTCTTTTTCATTTAAAAAGGTCGCATCTTTATCTGGAACTATTAGGTAAGTTATATCTATTAATTCTGTCGACATTTATAGTTAATTGTAGAGTTGTTTTTATATTTTAATAATTGATTGAATTATAAAATATAAAATATAGATTTGAAAATTTAGTTTAATTTGTTTCATTATCGTCATCACCATCACCATCACCATCAGAATCATCATTACATTTTACATTTTTTACGGTGCCTTGCTTGCGTTTTGGTGCTAATCCTTTTAAAGTTGACACCCTTTTATCTATATTTTTTAATGTAAAATGATGGCTTTGTTTATTATAAAAGAGTGCCGGAATATCCTTTATTTCACCCGTTTCCTTATTATACAATATGTCCTTTACACGTTGTAGCTTTTTCTTGTCTAAACAATCTTTGAAAAATGCGACCAGTTGACCATGTTCTTCTTCTGAAAGCTGATTCTCTGTTTGATAATTATTCGCAAATAATATCAATTTACGAATTTTTGCGGTTTTATCAAGTTTACTCCATGGCTCACTAGCATTACAAATCTTTTCATTCTCCAAAAATTTATCCAATTGTGTTAAGTCGCTTGTTGATTTAGATATTGGCCAAGAACTTCCATTGAGTATCATTGTTTTATATTTAAGAGATTTAACTTCATTGCTTTCAGTTTGAATTTCTCTACTCATTTATATGGTATTATATGAAGTTAATTTTAACTTAGTTTTTTATAATATAAATAAATAATATAAGAATATCAACTATATAACATAGAATATTTAATTTGTTATATAATAAAAACAATATATTATGTATAGGATATATGGATAATCCATCTAATGTTAAATCATTAATGATTGTGGAAAAAATAAATCCAAAAACAACAAAAAAAATAAATTACGAAAAAGAGAAAAAAATGCGGGTAGAAACAAAAACATGGGGTCTCACAGAACAAGAATTGGAACATACTAATCAAATTAATGTTTTGAAAAATAATATTGATGATAATGATAAATATACGTCGATGTGTCTTAGTCATATAAGAACTAAATTGTCCGGATACAAACAACAAGATATTCTAAAAAAGAAATTAGATGATTCCGAGTTTGTTAGTTTTAATGAAGTTGTAACTCTCTTACGTGATTGTGAATTAAAATGCCATTATTGTTCTCAAGAAGTTTATATTTTATATGAGAGAGTAAGAGAAATGAAACAATGGTCGCTGGATAGAATTGATAATAATATAGGTCATAACAGTGGTAATTTAGTCATAGCTTGCTTAGAATGTAACTTAAAACGGCGTCGAACTAACAAAGATGCGTTTATGTTTACCAAGAATTTGGTTATTACTCGGGAGGGATTGTAATTAAATTATTATTCTTTTTGGCCTTCTTTTTATCCTTCTTCTTTTTATTCTTCTTCTTCCTTTTTTCTGCCTCTTGTCTAGCCTTTTCATCTTCCTCTAGAGATTCTTGAACAGTTTCATCTTCCTCTACAGATTCTTCTTCTACAGATTCTTCTTCTACAGATTTTTCTACAGATTCTTCTTCTACAGATTTTTCTACAGATTCTTCTTCTACAGATTTTTCTTCAATTACAGTTTCATCTTCTTCTACAGATTCTTCAGTTATAACAGTTTCTTGAATAGTTTCTTCAGTAATAACAGCTTCTTCTATAGATTCTGGAACAATTTCTTCAACATCTTCTTCAAATTCAGTAGTTTCTTCAGTAGTTTCTTCAGTAGTTTCTTCTACAGATTTCTCTACAGATTTCTCTTCAGATTTCTCTTCAGATTCTTCAACAGTTTCTTCAACTTCAACAGTTTCTTCAGTAGATTCTGGAACAATTTCTTCAACATCTTCTTCAAATTCAGTAGTTTCTTCTACAGTTTCTTGAGTAGTTTCTTCTACAGTTTCTTGAGTAGTTTCTTCTACAGTTTCTTGAGTAGTTTCTTCTACAGTTTCTTGAGTAGTTTCTTCTTCAGATTTCTCTTCAGATTTCTCTTCAGATTCTTCAACTACAACAGTTTCTTCTACTGATTCTGGAACAATTTTTTCAATTACAACTGATTCCTCTTCAGATTTCTCTTCAGATTCTTCAACTACAACAGCTTCTTCTACTGATTCTGGAACAGCTTCTTCTACTGATTCTGGAACAATTTTTTCAATTACAACTGATTCCTCTTCAGATTTCTCTTCAGATTTCTCTTCAGATTCTTCAACTTCAGTAGCTTCTTCACTAACAACAGTTTCTTCTACAGTTTCTTCTACAGTTTCTTCTACAGTTTCTTCTATAGATTCTTCTACAATTTCTTCTACAATTTCTTCTACTGATTCTGGAACAATTTCTTCTACTGATTCTGGAACAATTTCTTCTACTGATTCTGGAACAATTTCTTCTACTGATTCTTCAGTTATAACAGTTTCTTCAAAAGTTTCCTCTACATCTACCGCAACATCTTCCACAATTTCTTTTACGGTTTCTTCTTCAGTTACAACTACGGTGTCTTTTAAGTCTTGTTCTTCAGATTGTAAATTATTAGAAGTATTCGAATCTCCCAATATTTTTTTAATCCATTCAATAAAATACTTCGTATAATGTTTGCCTTCATATTTCTGAATATTATTCATACCATCAATAAAAATAACTCTTGGTAATTCATTCCCAGTAGATTGGATTCTAGGAAACAATTTTAAAATAGCGCCAGCTGGATCTACCAAAAACTTAACTAAAACAACATCATCGCTACTAATAAATTTCTTATACGCTTGTAATAAGTACCATTCATTTGAACTTTCAATAGATGTTTTTTCAAGTGTATAACATAATAAGAAAATCTTTTTACCATTAGTAATTAATTGCATTAATCTCGAGTAATTTGTGTTATCAATATCTAATACTAACATATATTATTAATTATATTATTTTTTGTTTGCAAATAACGTTTTCTTCTAAAATATAATTTCGTAATTATATTCATTATATAAAATCATAAATAATAATGAATACATGGAAATGGAGCAAAGGAGAACCATACTATAAAAGTGCTCGAACTAACAAAAATGAAAAAAAGGTCGTGGTCCACGATGAAACCAACCTAGATTTCGATTCGCAACAAAACGCAATTCACCAATCTTTAGAACAAAATTCGTTTTTTAATCAAGACGCAGATATGCTATCGATAACAAATTCCATGTTTTCTAGACACAGTAATGAAATTGGTACCAGACGAGAAGATTTGGATACTAAAATTGCCGATAGAGAAATGGTATCACAGCGCGGTGTGAATCCGTTTTTACAGACAAGTTATGTGAACGATATCGTTACGCGTGATATGTTTTTAAAACCCATTAATACTACACAAGGTCGTACTAAAAATACGGATCAAGAATCATCAACGAATTATGCTCCTACAGTTTCATAGTGAATTTATATGCTTTTTACACACATTGTATGTAATAAACGGTTGACTAAATAAGCCAAAAAGGTATTTAATAATACCAATGCGGAATTAACTATAAACATGATATTCAACTGCTTGAAATGCGTTAACGCAAAATAAAGAATGGAAATCGCGCTAAATAAGAAGCCTAATCCGAAAAGAATCGATAAAGCGTAAAAATAAACGCAATATTCGCGAGGCAATGGCCCAAAGTACATGTTTAACAAATCGTTCATTATATAATTAATTTTTATTTTATTTTTTTATATTTATTTTATTATGCTTTTTATCGTTTTATCAAAATACTTTATTTTAATAAAACTACTTAAACAATTGTTTAAAAACTTAAGTAATGACTACTGCTACTACATATTCAACCCAAAACGATTTACTGCTAAAAAATCTGCTTACCTTTTACAAGACTGATATAAATGGTGTATACGATTCAGAAAATAACTTGGATCAAATGTTGCGCATTATTACCGGTGAGTCGAAAATATCCTTACGCATTGTCGACTGGTTTGCTACCAATTATGCGAAAAAGTATTACACGCTTTATACGATTGACCAGAGTCAAGATAATGTCCAGCGGCGATTCAAAGTATACGACGATTACAAGTTGAAATTGAAAGCTTACAGCAAAAGACGTTTTGACCCTTTTTGTCGCTGGGAACGCATCAGCATTCCTTATACCGATGGAAAATTTATTGAGACCACAATTGGCCAACTCAATTTCTTCAAATGGGCGCTAGAAAATAAGGTCGTCGATTATATTGAGAGCAATTATGATGTCATTGAGAAGGATATGAATTCACGTAATAGCACGTCGAAGCGCAAGGAACAGATTGTCGACAATTCGAAGACGAGAAAGAAGCGCGAAGAGTTGTCGATATCGGCGACTAAGAGCATAAAGAAGGAGAAGGTGGAGATTGTGGTACAATTTAATTGAGAGGTTTGATCGGTTTCGTTTTTCGAAATCGAAAACAACTTTGTAATAAAATAATATAAAGAGAGTCCATTTATATTATTTATAAAATGGAATCACTAAACATAGTTGAACTCATTGAAACTAACCCAATCACCAAGTTTTCGAGTGATTATAATAACAAATTGTTAGTAAAAATCAAAAATTCTTTCACCAATTTTGAGCAACAAATGTTTTTATCTAGCTTTTACTGCTACTTAAAGTATCATCCTACTAATGATTTTGTTATTGATTTAGATGACGTGTGGAAATGGTTGGGATTTAGTCAAAAAATTAAAGCAAAACAGCTGTTAGCAAAAAATTTTACAATTAATGAAAATTATATATGTTCGCCTTACGTGGAGGTAAAGCAAGATTCAAAACATGGTGGTCAAAACAAGGAAATATTCATGTTAAACGTTAAAACCTTTAAATCGCTTTGTCTGAAAACGGGAACTAAAAAAGCCGACGAGATTCATGATTATTATATGAAACTGGAAGACATAATTCAAGATCTTCTTACAGAAGAAAGTATAGAATTAAAGAATCAACTAGAACAACAAAATAAAGTGTTAGAACAACAAACAATAAAACTGGAAGAAATAACTCTTTCATCGGAAAGAGAAAAGGAATTATTAGTTGAAAAAACATTGATTGAACAATTTCCTTTGAATACACAATGTATATATTATGGCAAAATTGATAACAAAAGTTTAGGACAAGCACATCGGTTACATAATGAAACGCTAATTAAATTTGGTCAAAGCAATAATTTGGCTGAACGTGTAAAATGTCATAAAAAGAATTTTATGAATTTTAGATTGGTCGCAGCATTTAAAGTGAAGAATAAGATTGAAATTGAAAACGCCATTAAAAAACATCCTATGCTTAAAAAACAAATGCGCATTTTAACTGTCGAAAATCCAGATTATAAAGAGGAAAACTATAGAGAAATTTTGGCATTAGATGATAACCAATTTACATTAGATAAAATAGATGGATATATTCGTGAAATAATTAAACAAAATGAGTATAACATTGAAAATTACAATTTGTTAGTTGAAAAAAATAGTCAATTAGAAGATACTATAAGACAAATGGAAAACGAAATTAAGGAGAAGAATAATATAATAGAAAACACCAATAAAGAACTTCAGAATTATAAATCAGATGTTACTGCGGATTCCAAGAGTAAAATAGCTAGTAATTTTGCTATTTGTAAATATGGGTATTATTTATATGCGTTTGAAAGTGAGCCGATGCGATATAAATGTTCCATTGTGAGACAAAAGGACTTTGAATATGTGAATAAAAATCTAAAAGAATTAGATTCAAATGGGGAAATGAAATATTATACGAAAGTATCCTATCCTTTTTCGGAAAAAGTAATGATTTTTTTGTTAAAACAAAATTGTACTTCCGTAGGAACTAACAAATTCGAAAGTAGCTACGAAATTATTAAAAAGATTTTGGATATTACCGTTAAATTAGAATCACTATTAATTGAAAAAGGCGATCATCTTGAGTTATTATCTGATATATTTGATGGTAATAATATTGGGTCGGTAGAAGAACATGTAGAGCCAGATGAGCCAATTGTTAAAAAAACGAAGCGTTCTATTGACCAAATCAATAAGGATACTGGAGAAATTATAAAGTCATATGAAAGCATAGAAGCGGCTGGACGATCTCTTGGCTTAACTACCGGAACAGCCGTGGGAATTGCATTAAGGGAAAAACGAGTATGTAAAGGGTTTTTATGGCGATATTCTGGTATCTCTAAGGAAGACCAGTATTCAGAACAACCCGTAATAAAAGTATGTTGTGCTACTGGTGAAAACACATTTTTCAAAACCATTGCCGCTGCGGCAAAAGACGCAAAAATAAGTCAACCGGCATTACGACAACGTATCATAACAAAAGTCCATCTGAATGGATATCATTGGGTATTCGACAAAACCGCATCCCATTATTAAATCATTTTACATGTAATCAACCAAAATTAAATAGAAAAAATAAATAAAAAAAATAAATAGAAAAAATAAATAGAAAAAATAAAATCTAACAATTTAGAAAATCTAATAATTTAGAAAAAATAATGAGGAATATCATTTTTATTAATAACCGTATTATTGAGCAACAAGTCTCTCATATCATACAATAAATCTTTATTCGCATTTAATATGCGCAAACTTTCATCGTAAGCTTCAATGACTAATTGCATTGTTTCCTTATCCATATTAAATTTAGTATATTCAGAATATTTATTATTATAGAATCCACTATTGCCGTCATCGTTAATATTTTCATTAAAGAATACTTCCATTTTTTCACCCATACCAAAATTACCAATCATTTTTTGCGCCAATTGATTTGCTTGTTTCAAATCTTGGACAGCACCTAAGGATACAAAATCATTGCCATAATACACTTTTTCTGCTGCTTTACCACCCATTGTTACAATGAGCCGTTTTTTTAATACATCACGTGTATACAAACCACCCTCTTTAATTTCGGTATTTTCACTAAAAATAGTATACCCGCCCGCTCCAGAATAAGTCGCTTGAATCGACACTTTTTGTAAATTAAAATATTCGGGATATTGAAGAGCCATAATAGCATGCCCGCTTTCGTGTACAGCAACTCTTGTTCTCGTATTCAAAGAAACATCATTATTATTTCGAATAAGGCCCACAATTATTTTTTCAAAGGCATTAAATAAATCCGTTTCACCTATAATCACATTTTTCTGTCTAGCAGTAAATATAGCCGCCTCATTTATTAAATTCTTCAATTCTGCTCCCGAAAATCCATCGGTGATTTCTGCCAAAGATTTAATATCAACATTTGGTTCTATTTTCTTCAAGCTTAAGTAATAATTCAATATTTTTTCTCTCGAAAATTTGTCCGGAAGTGGGACTTTAATAATTCGATCAAATCTACCCGGTCTTAACAATGCTTTATCCAAAATATCCTTTCTATTAGTAGCTGCTAAAATTAAAATACCATCATTATTAGTAAATCCATCCATTTCAAATAAAATTTGATTCAAGGTTTGCTCTCGTTCGTCATTTGCAGCTAATGCCGCACCCGAACCGCGTTGCTTACCAATAGCATCAATTTCATCAATAAAAATGATACATGGCGAATTTTCTCTTGCGTTTTTAAATAATTCTCTTACTCTTGCCGCACCCATCCCAACAAACAATTCCACAAATTCAGCACCGGATACGCTAATAAAAGACGAATTTGTTTCGGTTGCAATCCCCTTTGCTAACAATGTTTTTCCCGTTCCCGGGGGACCCTCTAACAAAATACCTTTGGGCATTTCAGCTCCAGCAAGTGTAAAGTCATTCGTATTATCCAAAAATGAAATAACTTCTTTACATTCTTCCAAAACTTCTGGACTTCCAGCCCAACTACTCAGAGAAACATTAGGTGTTGCGAATAACATATCGTCTTTATTAAAATTACGATTTATCATATTCATCGAATTCATAGAATTTATCGAATTCATTTGTGAACCAAACGAATTGAAACTACGCAAAAGTAAAATAATAAAAAATAACGGTACTATAAATCCGGCTATACTAGATATAAATCCAAGACTATTTTGTAT